AGGTACAGCAAGAATACTAATACCAATATAATCAATAAGAGGACTTGATGCTGCCCATGCAAATGAAGTAATTAAATCTTCTAAGTCACCAACGTCACTCTGAGGCACAAAGAAAGTACCAAAACCATTTTCTTTAAACACTGGCGCGTATCTTTTAGCATCATCAATGCCTACCATAGAAGGCATGCTTGGATGATCTGGTAATACAATATGAGTAGCTTTTACTTTTTTTGCAAGCTCTACTAGCTTTTCTGGATCAAACATAGGCAACTGAGCTTTGTATAACTCAAATGCACTATTGTCCATAATGTTGAGGAACGGTGTTCCCATTGTTTCTGCTTCTTTTTGTTCACCGAGATAAAAGTCAATGTATTCTTGATTGCCCTCTTCGATGATGTGTGCTAATGTAAGGTGTGCTGTACGATTAGTTGTGATTACTTTATCTAGCAGTTTGCTAGGTGCAATATGACAAAATCTCATAATATAATTTCTCCATGATATAATTAATCTTTCTGTGGCACTCCAGCTTTACCTGACGATGTAGGTCCATCGCTCTTAGGTGTTATCTCGTCAGCATATCTGACGTCCCACTTTTTATTTTTTAGGTCTTCAATCTGATCGTTAGTTAGATTAGTACCTGGTCTCAAAAACCCCATAGCATTTTTGCCACAGGACTTTACTTCCCATTGATTGCCTGAGGGGTTTCCTCTACATACAATAGTGTTCGGTTTAAGTTGTTCTTGTTCCAAGAAATCGGAAAATTTTTGCATACTAATTCCATATTAACCTGCACCCGTTCTCGTTGTCTTCTGAAACTTCTATAGCGAGACCTCTGCCAGGATACTTGTCTTGTATATATTTAGCTAAATCTTCAGCTATCATCTCGCATGATTTGTAATCTAATTGCAATGTGTTTTCGTTGTAGAGAGACTCTAACTCTCTTTTGAATAGGATGAACTCAACATCTCTATCGTCGTGGAACACTTCCAGTTCTACTCTGAAATGGAATATGTGTCTGTGCGGATACCCTAGAAAACTAACATCTGCTAGCTTAGGGTCTTCTAGTGCGGCAGGATATTTGTGGATGCCTTCTTTCTGAAATGTCACCCATATAAAACTTTGCTCTGTAGTCAAATTATTTCTCATCATCTTTCCTCGGTTTAGGAACCATTCTGAATGTACATGCTGGACTTCCGTTAATGATAGGCATTCCAAACTCATCGTATTCGATTGACTCCACGGTTACTCTTTTATTTTTAAACTTACCTACCATAATAGTATCGCCTACTTGTACATCCAATTCAATCACACGTACTCCACTGGCCCATAAATGTAGTATTCAGTATCTGTATGTTCATAACCATTTTCTTCTAACCATGTAGAATAATAAAAGTCATCATCAGTCTCTTGTGCTTCTTCTAGCAATTCACAATCGCCTTCAAAATCTACACTAATACCATCAAATGTACCACACATCTCTACATCTGAAAATTCTTGATACAGATTTATCTCTGTACCATCTTTACAATTGAAATAATCTTGAAGCAGTCTAGCTTCCTTTAGGCTGTCGCATGTAATTTGAAACTCTCCGTTTCTCCAAAGAGTCGTTACTGTAATTTCATTATAGTTTTCATCTTCATATCTTTCAACTTCAACTAGACTCTTTTTATTCTTTGCGCGAACTAATACTGGTTTATCAATAGGGATCATGATAGTATTCCATATCCTCCAACTGATACAGCAATAGCATTCCAAGGATGCAATGACTCTTCATGAGATGCAACAACACTAAAGTCATCAATCTTACCTTTGTCAACCCAACCGTCTAATGCTTCGTGTAGAATTCTAACAGCATCTTCTGAGAACAATAAGTTAGCACCATTTAATTCTGCAAACGCTTGCTCGTCTCTTCTCTTAACAACAATCTGTACTTCTGTAGGAATATGCTCTCTACACAGATCAACTAAATCTTCAATCCAAACAATGTTATCATTGCCTCTATTGAATGCTACTTTAACTTTGAGAATTGATCTTTGACTATGTGCGTTAGCAGCCGCTTGTCTCTTCGTGCGCGCGTCGTGCGCCAACTCGAAAGAACAAGGACAAGTACTAGAATACACATAATCAATAGTAAGAAACCATCTATAATCTCCATCACGATATTGACCCTCTAATTCTGTCTTGTATGCAATATGTCCTTTAAGCCCTTTTGATCTAAGTGCTTCTTGGTACATTGGATATTTGAATCTAAGTTTACAATATGCATTCTTAGATCCTTGCTTTTCAGCTAGCTCTTTAATAGCTGCTTCCATACCATCTAATGATAGTTGATCTTTGATCTTCTCATGCATAATGAGATATAATCTTGATAAGTTAAGGCCTTTAGCCATTGGATCATCCAAAGAACAATATAGACTAGCTTCTGCTTGTAGAAGTTTATCTTCGCCACCACTACGACTTCTCAATCTTACAGGTAAATCTACAGGCGCAATACCAACTTTCTTAAGAGGTACTCTCGCTCCAGGTAAGACTGGATCAATCTGAGGATCTGGTAAATCGTCAGTGTAAAAGTCTTCATCATACGTGAAGATCGTATCTGGCATTTTCTTTGAATAATCTATATTAGGCATTTATTGGCTTCTCCATATTGATACATGTTGCGGAGTTAGACTCGTGTTCTCTAACTGTAACACTTTCAACCCAACATCTATCTCCATACTTGTCTGCTATTATACTAGATGCTTTATCAAAAGTCAACTCTGCAAATCTCTCACAACCAACAGCATCAACTAGTCGCATATCAATAAGGTTTCTATCCTCCAATAGTAGAACAGTGTCCATTTCTGGATCATCTTTAGCAACTAGGTAAGTATGATCAAACATATGCTTTAACCATTCTTTTAGTTCTTTAAGACCGCCAAAGTCTACTACCCAGTTCTTTTCATCTAAATCTTTTGATCCAAATGTAAGTTCAAATTGAAGAGCATACCCATGTATCAGATTACAATGACTATCTGCTCTCCATTGTCTAAATGCACAGCTGTGGCCAGTGCTGTGTGTATAAGTTTTGCCACTCAAGAATCTCTTCTTCATTACTTTTTACTCCAAACATAATTTACTTTTCTTCGATCAAGTTCACGAATGCACTTGACTCTTAACTTTTTGTTTACCCCTGTCTTGTTTATTGTTTCAAACAGCTCGTCCACTGTTTTCTGTTTAATATAGTCATGGGTAAATTCAAACGTCTTTCCTCTACCTTTTATAAACTTTCTTATTGATTTTCCAAACTTTACTGGCATGATCTTATTATTCTGTAACTCCTATATAACTGAAAACATTTTGCGGATCCTTTGCAGCTGCAGGCCAATCGCTTTCAGGTGGTCTTGCATTTCCACTGATAGATATTCTAACATCACCACTAACATTTTTCTTAGTAAAGTGAGGGACGAAGTCAGGAAATATAATCAGTGTTCCTACTTCGGGCTGCTCCTCCATCATTACTTTCTTACAACACACATCAAAAGCCCACACAATATTTCCACATTTAGGACTTGTTTTACTATAGTAAACCCAAGAGACACCAGGTGGATTACTTGGGGTGGCGTGTGAATGATACATTGTTGATTCGTTTGGAAATAGTATATGTGCCCATTGATTATCTGTTTGAAAATATGAGTTAACATTTTTCTTAATTACTTCATCTACTTTTTCAAGCAAAGTCTTGCAAGCAGGATTGTCTGTAGGAAAGAAGCTATCTTCTTGAAACGTATTGCCGATAGCATCATCTAGCTTCATATCTTTTCTTGCTAAGACTACGTCGTTGATAGTATCGTTATCAATACCATCTAATTTTGTTACGTATTTGCCCATTAATATAAGTGGTGAAAACATTTTATACTCCTATCTCATTACCATAAAGGTATGTGTGAACCCTAGCTGATACATTAAACCCTCTAGCCTGAGCCATTCTAGCAACGTCAGCGTCAACTAGTTTCTGACCTTCTACAGTCGCACCACAAGGCATTATCCAAACTGGCCAGTCAACACCTTCTGCTCTAAACTTAGCAATTACTTCATCTAACTCATCCCATTGTTCTTGCTTAGGACCAAGAACAAACTTAAGCTGTCCATTGGGCTTACCGTCATTTACTTTCTTTTGTCTATGAACCATTAAATTATATTCCGCAACGAACTCTGGCTTGATTGCCCTTTTTGGATCCTCACCAGCAACTGTCCATAACTTAGGTGAACAAGATATAAAAGGCGTTGCTGGATGAATTCCAGCATTACCTACGAAGTCCATAAACTCAGGAGTCAGTTGTTGTGTGCCATTAGTTTCCCATGTAATATTGATAGGCTTCTCACCTGCTAGCCTTCCTCTGAACTGAGTCCAAATCTCCATATAAGCGTTCTGTGCATGCTTCATTAATGGTTCACCGCCAGTCACGCAGAAGTGTATATCTTGTTTGGATAAAGGATGTGTCCATTTACCAGTAGGATTAAATTCATTTGTATGAGCTTCTACTAACTTCTGTGCAATCTCTTCAGCTGTATGTTTATGCTGTAAATGTCTAAACTTTTTAGACCATGAGTATGAGGAATCACATCCTTTCTCCCATACAGGTAGGTCCTCAATCTTAGTGATATCTGTAATATCAATAGTCTGATATGGAAGATCATAACTGTCTGGGTTAGTAGGATCATCTTGACCGAACCCATCACACTGTAAGTTGCAAAGAAAGAATCTTAACCACGTACTAGGAACACCAGTATAATGTCCCTCACCTTGAATCGAATGAAATATTTCTGAATATGCTATTGGTTTCATTTATTTTTTACCTTTTTAAGGTCCCTGGTACGCTTTCTCAATTGACGTAAAAGTTTCCTTTGTTTATCTTTAGCTCTTTGTAGTACAAGATCGCTAACGCCTTCCATAAAGTTGCCACCCTCAAGATGTTCTAACTCATGCTGAAAACATCTAGCACTCATACCATTAAATTTCTTTACACAAGGGTTGCCATATGGATCCATAAATCTAACTCTTATCATTTCTGGTCTTCTCTTCTTAAGATAGAAACCAGGGAATGTTAGACAACCTTCATCTAACAAAATATCTTCACCAGCAGAAGCAGTAATCACTGGATTGAAACAAACAAAACCAGGCTCCCCTTCCATTACGAATACACGATATGGTAATCCTAATTGATTAGCTGATAAACCTATCCCTCCATAGTATCTCATATGAGCTAACATATCTATCCCAAGCTCTACTGGATCTACAGGCGGATTGTTAAAATCAAACTTCTCTAGTTTAGTTCTCAGCAATGAATGTGATGGTTCAACTAGATTATACTTTTTCTTAAATTCTTTATCTGTCATTCTGCAATCCTTGAGAAGTTCTTATGCTTCTCGAATCTAACTACATTAGAAAACTTATCGAGAAGTTGATCTGTCTTGTGAGATATTATAACGATATTTGTATCTGAAGTCAACTCTTTTATGATTTTTAAGAACTCATCTGTACCTGATGCATCGAGACTACTGTCAAAAATCTCATCCATGATCAGTATATTAGTAGATGCACTATTCTTTAACTTAGCAATGGCTCTCCATGTAAACAATAACGATAGGTCAATCCTCATCTTTTCTCCTTCAGAGAATGATGCGTATGCAAAATCGTCTCTATGACGTGACCTAATTGTTTCTTTGAAGTCTTCGTCCAAATGGAAGTCAACAAAGAATTCCATAGCAGCTAAGTATTTGTTAATTAGCTTGTTCATCACAGGAACATATTGTTTAATAATTTTTGATTTAATACCTGTGTCTTTCAATAACACTTGAGCAGTATTAAAAACAGTCTGTTGTTGTCTTAGTGCAACTTTTCTCTTTTGAGTTGTCTCTAACTCGTCTGTGAGTTCTTGAACCTTAGTAGCTGCATGGTCTGAATTGTTGTTCTCCGAAGTGCTCTCTTCAACTTCCTTCTCCATACCCTCAATAACCGAATTGATGGATGAGATTTCTGCTTTAAGACGGCCTGCATTTCTTTCTGCTTCCGTAGCCTCATCCTGTATTCTCTTAAGATCTGATACTCTAGCGGACTGAGCTTGGATTTGTGTCTCAAGTTGCGTAAGACCTGTTTCTGTCTCCGTGATAGAGGAGTCAGTCTCATCTGTGACTTGTCTTTTGAACTCGTCATCAATTTCTTGTCCGCACGTCGGACAGTCGCTGTTGTCTTCATAGAACTTTAATTGCCTTTTCAGTTTAGTAATCTTGGACTCAATTTGTCCTTCAAGTGCAATCAATTGTTGCACACGTTGAGAAACAGACTCTAACGGTGCACACTGCTCTAACAACTCTTTTGCATGACCTTCAACAAGAGCTAGTTCTGATTGTAACTCAGATACCTTGTCTTGTTTTTCTTTAATCTGTAGCTTGATCTTATTTAGCTGTTGTTTCTTATCTTTAGCAATATCTTCAAGATATTGATTTTGAATTGTAATTTTTTCTTCTAACAGATTGACATCATAATCTACCTGCTGTAGTTGTGATCTATTGTCTGCTAGCTTGTCTTTTAACAAAGCAGCCATGGTACTAAAGATTTGAATATCAAGCAAATCTTCAATGACTGTTCTTCTATCAGCTCCAGACAATTGCATGAAAGGAACAAAGTTCCTACTACCTAAAACTACAATCTGTGTGAATGATTTGTAGTTCATTTTTAGGATACTTTGTTCTAGTACTTTCTGATAGTCTTTTGTATGGGCATCTTGGTTTAGTAGATCGCCGTTCTGATAAACCTCAAATAGTCTTGGTGCGTGGCCTCTCACTACTTTATAGTGATTACCTCCAACCTTAAATTCAACTTCTACCTTTAGGTGCTTCTTATTAATTGAATTAACAAGTTGAGGATTGTTAACTTTTCTAAACGGCTTCATGTATAATGCATATGACAATGCATCTAAGAACGTAGACTTACCAGCTCCGTTCTCTCCAATGATTAATGTATCTTTATGTTTATTGAGGTCTAACTCACACCAATTATTTCCATACGATAGAAAATTCTTCCATCGAACCTTTTCAAATATAATCATAAATTTAACTTACTTGTAATGCTTCTTGATATAACTCTCTTAAAAGTTTTTGTAGATCAACCCTGTCATTCTTTATGTCTAAATTAGTAACATAGTTATCTAATATTGTTAATGTATCTTCTGCTTCATCAACGATGTCTGCATCGTCTTCAACATCTAAGTGTAAGTGGTCTTGGACCACTTGAATGTTCAAAGGATCGGATCCTTCTAATTTTTCTATGTACAAATCAAATAATGTAGGATTGTCTTTATTCTTAATAATAACCTTAACTACTTTGCCTTTGTAATTCTCAAACTGTTCTGTCTGTTTTAGCAGACCGTGCATATCTAATCCAGTATCATCATACCACACTTTATGAAACATTGTATGAGGATTAGGTATAAACTCAATCGTTCTTGTGTCAGTGTCCAGTATATGAAAACCTTTTTGATCGTTGTAGTCACTCCAAGTCATCTCATACGGACACCCAAGATAGTTAACATTGCCATTAGTTGACTTGTGATGATAATGTCCGCTGCAAACTAGATCAAATTTCTTTAGCCAGTTGTCTGACATACCGTGATCAATAAATCCACCTTTATACATTTGGTACCCTGCTAACTCTAGGTGACCTAGTAGTATCTGTGCAGTAGTTTTATCTGCCATAACAAATGTTTCTTCTTCATTTGCATCACACACCCATGGAACCAACATTATTTCTGTACCATCTAACTCAATAACTTCAGGTCTAGTATAAGTTGTAATGTTTGTATACTCCTCCATTAAGAGGTCTACACTATTGACTTCTAAAGTATTCTTATATACGGAGTCATGGTTTCCGACGATGCAGTGCATCTTGATTCCGTTGTCTGCAAGTGGTTGAAAGAACATTTCCTTTGCTCTTTTTAATGAGGTAAAGCTAATATACTTCCTACGATCAAAAGTATCCCCAAGATCAATAACAGTATCAATTCCACGCTTCTTGATTTCAGGAAAAAAGACCTCGTTATAGAAGGTCTCAAAATGGTCATGAACTCTTTTAGAGTCATTTCTTGCTCCAAAATGTTGATCAGTTATCAGCGCTATCTTCATACTTCTTTCTCATTTCAATTTTTTCAAGACTCATTCTATCTTTCATGCTCATGATATATGCCGCACCAGCTAGTATAATTACTGCTGCTGCTTCTGCTAATAGTCCAAACGGTTCCATTTCTTTACTATGTAATACAATTAGTCTACACAACGCAGTCATTGCAATAATGATAGGAAGCGTTACTGGGATCCTATGACTGACATAAAATGCGCCAACCATTCCTAGTACCTCAGCGTATATAAACAATAAGAACAAATCAGCTAGCTGAACGCTCATATTATTAACCATGACCATTACTTCTTGGAAAGTAGCAAATAGTGTAGCAATACCAATAATTGCTAATATAAACTGCTCACCAAAAATAGGTAGCTTATTAATCAATTGTTTCGTCATCATCATCTACAAAATTCTCGAGGCCTTTCTTTTTCTTTCTAGCCTCCTTCTTTTCTTCTTCTTTTCGTTCAAAGTTTTCTACAAAGTCAACCATGTAAGGTGTTTCTAGATTAACATATGCTCCTTGATCACCCTGCGCCCCAGCATCACCATGTGATGCTAATTCATCTAACACGAGACTTCTTTCTAATGTCTTGTGCTTAATATACAGCTGCTTTTTTTCTCTTTGAATTCTTCTCAAAAAAGCATAATAAATTATCTGTGTAAAGTATGCAAAAGGATTATCCGACTTATCTGGTTTAAAGTTTTCTAAGTAGTTTATGCAATTTTCAATACCATCACTTATCATTTCATCACGATACGTGTAGTTAATAAAGTTAGGTTTTGTTGATAGACGGGTTGAAATTTTAAGCAAGCACTCCCCAATGTACTCTGGAATTCTTGGCTTATCGTCGCCAGACTCCTCTGCTTCTTTTACTGCATTCAGATAGTCTACCATCTCTGCATATAGTTTTTTGTTGTCTACGTAATGTTCGGATCTTTTCTTAGGCATTAGTGTATTGTGGTATTAGATTCTGGTTCATTCATAGTATCAGTTTCTATTACTTTGTCTCCTGTTAACTCATCTAGTTTGTGTAAAAGCTCATCTAACTTTTCTTGGTTATCCAAGTGGTTCAATTCCCCTTTGTTATTGATAAACTTCATGTAGTGTTGTATAGCATTCTCCTCTAAATCAACTTCTAAGGCAACGATGTTCTTGCGATTAATAGTGGCTTTGTTCTCTTTTGTGAACATTAGCCAATGTGATACTGTCATCATTGGACCCATTGCTGTCTGTTGTTTGTGAACTACAACAGGATTGTAAACAATGATATCTAAAGGATTGGATCCTTGTTGTACATCAGCTATCAATTCTTCACCGCTAATTAATTTGATACACGCTATTGTCATTTTTTCAGATCCACTTTGTATATTTTGTAATCAAACTTTTCTTCGTTATACATTTTAATACGTTCTGCAAAATGTTCTAACGTGAAGTTTCGTTTAGATTTCCATTGTAGGTTATCCGCAATGTCAAACAAAGTGGCTTGTTGTTTATTGTCACCTCTTCGAAGTCCTCTACCAATAGATTGCAATACTCTAATCCTGGACTTACTCGGAGAGCTGAATATAATATTGTGCAGGCGTTTAATGTTAACACCAGTACTAAAAGTACCAAAGCTCGCCACAATGATTGCATTGTCTTCATTTTCTACAATGCCTCTTATATCTTCTCTAGCTTGACCGTCGACTTCGCCTGAGACAAAAAACACTTTTCTATCTTTGTCTACAGAGTCTTTAATCTTTTTCTTAATTTCATTGTATAGCGGCTTACCATGTTTGTCAACAAACTGATACAGTAAGAGGGTATTGCCGTTTAAACTCAAAGCTAAATTTCTAAGGAAGCGATTACGTGCTTCGTTACGAACTAGAAAGTCTACTTCGTCTTGGTATTTATCATTGGCATGAGTACGTTTAACTTCTTCTGGATACTGTAACTCTAAACATTTAATTTTAAATTGAGCAAGGGTTCCTTTCTTTATCAGTTCATCAGTTGTCGTCACTTTTTCTACTGCACCAAACAAACCTTCTAGTACTAACTTGTGTGTTTGTGTTCCATCTAATGTTCCTGTAAACCCAAACTTATATTTGGTGTTGATTGTTTTTGTCATAATACTTGTTAGAGACTTGCTTTTAAATAAGTGGGCCTCATCGCCTATTACAACATCAAACTGCTCAAACCATTTTCGAGGCATCTTATGAATAGACTGCCACGTACTAATAGTTACTAAATCATTTGTTTCTTTTTCAACACCAGCTGTTATACAATGCATTGATTCATTATAACCGTATGACTTAAAGTCGCCAGCCATCTGTTGTACTAATGATATTGTTGGTACAATAATCAAAGTCTTTTGGTTTAAGTACTTTGATAACATATAAATGATAAGAGATTTACCACTTGCTGTTGGTGACAACATCAAGGCACGCCTTTTCTTTACTGCATGAGCAAATGCGTCCAACTGATAATCACGAGGCGCAAATGGTAAACCAATTGTTGAAACGAATTCTTTAGCTTCTGCTAAACTAAATTCTTGATCATTGTATGCAGGATCGATTACTATATTATATCCTCTCTCAGATGCAAATCTTTGCACATGAGGTAACAACCCTGAGTAAATACGTTTGGTTGATGGATTGAATAATCTTATTTTTCCATCCCACATTTTATTTCTAACTTGTGGCATGAATTGCATACCTGGCACTGTAAACGTGAAGTAGTCTTGAAGTTCCCAACAAGACCCTCCATCACAGTCTACTGACATATAGACTTCGTTTACTTTACTAACTATTAATGTTTCCATGTTCATCAATAGGGAATATTTTAGAAATAGCTTTTGCACACTCTTGTGCTAGTTGCATATGCTCTAGCTGAGTGCCATTAGCACTTCGTAATTGAATGTAATGGATCCATGATCTCAATGTACCATTTACATACAATCTGGATAGCGTATTCCCTTCAGGTAAAACTACCCTTGCTTGTTCTTTAGCAATACCATTCTGAATTGCCCAAGCATATGTTTGTTTTGCAACTTCAATAACATCACGTTGCTTGCTCCACCATTTCTCGGCTAGCATCTCATCAGGAGTTTTATTTCCACCTAAGCCGTATTCATCTAGTTCAAGTGGAATACTATTTTGACGATTCTTTGGATCCTGTCGTCTTGCTTCTCTAACAACGAAACTCAAATCTTCTAATGGATTTGCATAACGTTGACTGAACTCTTGAAAAGAGAATGATCTGTGTCTAAGAAACTGACGTGCAATGTCACGTGTCGTTTCTACTTCCATACATGCACTAACCATCTCCAAAGGAGACCAATGCTGGTGTTTAATTAAGTATTTGACTAGCCTTTCACTAGTCTCTGTATTCATCTGGTTCTCTGGGTTACTTACTCTTGCACAGAAAGCAACCAGATCAAGTGCAGATAGGTCTTGCTCTTCAACTGGCGTCTGAGACCAGCTTACTAAACGTACGTTCATTAAATTCCTACCTTAAATTTTTCCCATGATATTGCAGCATTGATATTGAATCCTCTATTATTAAGTGATTTAATAATTGCCTCTAAGAAGTCTACCTTCTCTCTTTGATAAGCTAACTTAAGATTGTTATTGATCCAATCCTTATTAGAATCAATGTGAATGTTGAGGTCTGCTTTTAGGATGATATTGTTAATTTGATCCCAACCTCTTTGTGTTAGATCCTCATAGTCCATGTGACCTTGATAATAGCTCCACAAGTCTTTCCACAATTGTTTACTTTCAAGTTCCATCTTCTTGAGAATTAATCTCTCAGTCGAATAAATCTTAAAATATTTACTGTGAAGTTGAGGTATCTTAATGGCCTCTTCGCCTAATTCAGTTCTATCTACTGGAGCGTCCTTACTCCATAGTTCCTGTATCTGTTCTAGTGTCATATTTTTTTTCAAACCATAATCTAACTGCTGTCTTTCTAATGACAGCAAAGAAAAACATTATTGATGTACAGGCTATTGTAGTCTGTAATGCATTAAAAGACAACGACAAACAAACCCAAATAATAGCAAAGTTAATTGGGAAGTTAATAATAGTGCCTAGTATGGTATCGCTGGTAGCTTCTTTAGCTGCTCTCTTGACTTTCTTGTTCAACTGGATTTCCTATATACCATTTTGTAACGGTGTCAACTCTAAAGGATCTCCATGCGTCCTTATCCAAACTCCATACTACAAAATTATCACTCATTGGATCAATATCTTTTACTGTTGCTTCTCTAGGAATCAAATCTGCTTTTAGTGTGCATGGCATGACACGTAGTTCACCAGTTCCAATTTTAGTGAACTCTACTGTTACGATTCCTTCTTTTGCTTCTTTTAAAAAGTTAGTTCTGCAAGTTGCATTCATTATATATTCTCTATTTCAAATTTTCTGTATTTGAATGTAGCTGTACATTCAACATAATCTACATCAGCTAGCTGCGTAGAGAACGGAATATCTGATAGAGAAGTAGGAAAGCAGTCCGTAAATGTAACTTCTTTGTTAGGATTCATTGCGCTATTCAATATAGTCAATGTTGCGTCACTAAATACTCGATCATCAGACATTGGGTTATTAGCCTCGTTCACCCATGCAGTAGATTCTGTAAAATCATCGACCCTTAATATTGCTCTCATCCAATTATACAGTTCCATGTAGTTATCTAAGTTTTCATCAACTCTAAATGTGATTACTAGATCACCATATGTTGCTTGATCACCAGGCAACTGTATTTTAGTGAAAGGTGTAGGGACCGGTGTTTCGCCCATTGTTATGGAAGGAATAGCAACATTCTGTACAAAGAAGTTCACTGTCGGGATCTTCTTAATGAAAAATCTATGTCCTAGAGGAGATAGAAAGTTTGTTGTTGTAGGTTCAGTTCCAGTCATAACAGTATTTATAATACTCTCTTAACACTTTAAAGTCAACGCAAAAAAAAGAGGGACCGAAGTCCCTCTTAAAAACCAGTTAAGGTTGTATTACATGATGTTGTTGACCAACACTCTTCTGTAGTACTTGTTAAGGTTTTGTGTTAATGCACCTTGAGCAGAAAGTTCACCAGTTCCTCTCGCAAATGGGTTCTCGACAACACCGTAACGTGTCTTGAATCCAATTTTTGGTTGGAAGGTGTCCTCACCAACCGCTCTCACCATTTGTAGTGGAACGTATGGGCAATAGAACAGACCAGCATCAAATGCTGATGAACCTTTATAACCTACAGTCATGTAGTGTACACCTGAAGAAGGTGCGAAGTAAGGGTCAATGTAGACTCTAATTCTGCCGTTTAATACACCAGCGAATGTAGAACCTGTGTCATCAACTGCTAAGTTGTTGCTGTTCAAAGCAGGAGTGTAATCTAATACACCAGCCATTTGAAGTGCAGAAGCAACGTCAGAAGAACATAACATGATGTTACCTTTTCCTCTTCTTGTTCCTCTTGCAATCTCATTAGCTTCTCTCTCGATTTGGAACATAAGACCTTTGAACTTCTCAACCATCCATCTACCGTTAGAATCAACGTCTAAGTCAAAAGTACCACCGG